GTCCTGTCTTATCTAAGACAGTAAACATTTCGGTATATAATTACAAGATGCGTTCACGCTGGAAAATTCCTCATTGTTCGCTATGTGACGAAGCGCTTCCCAATCGAGGCAATCGTGGTGTAGAAACGACCGCAAACATCGTGTGTGAGTCTTGCGCCGAAAATCTCCGGCGGGATTGCAGTCGGTGTCGCCAGTCATTTTTGCCGTCTAGCACTCGAGGCTTGCGATATGCGTATTGCCGGCCATGTGCTCGGGAATACAGCAGGAATTACAAGGCCAGTCAGAAAGGTTTTTCTGATTTGCCGGCCGAGCTTGAGTGTCGCTGGTGCCTAAAGCCATTTGAACCGAAAACTCGTAGGAGCAAATGCTGTTCTACGCCATGCACGTTGGCTTTCAACGAATTTCAACGTCGAACTGGTTTGGAGTTTCGTTCGTCAATTTTGCGACTTTGTGAGTGTGGCCGTTATGCCCGTCGTCAGGTCGGTAAATGTGCCGAGTGTTTGCCACCTGGAGGTCGCAAACTGCACCGTGGAAAGGCCATGAAGCGGCGTTATTTGGCTGAATTGGCTGGGGACAAGGGCATCACCTGGCGTGCTCTTGGCCAGCGTGACGGCTGGGACTGTCATTTGTGCGGCGATTTGGTTGAGGAGAAGGCTGGGACGGCGTATGAGCCGTTTGGAGCCACTGTGGATCATGTGATTTCGATCGTTGAGGGCGGCACTCATACTTGGGACAATGTCAGGTTGGCTCATCGGCGTTGCAATACTTCTCGAGGGTCGAAGCCGGTGGAGGTGATCGTCAATGGGGAATCGCAAGGCGGTTGATGCGACGATCAAGGCGATGCGGAAGGATGGCCGTTTGAAGGCGGCTGATGCGGCGACGGTGCAGATGGTTGAATCGTTGGCTGATGCGGTGGATATCGATCCGGCGAATGCGAGTTTGTGGCGGGAATTTCGGGCTTCGTTGGATAGTTTGATGCGTTTGGGTTTGGAGGAAAAGAATGACGGCGACGAAGTTGCGCTCATCATTGCGGCGCTCCGAGGCCCAGCCGAGGTTTCAGACTCCTCGGAGTCCAAGTCGGCTAAGTCTCGGGCCCGAAGTCGAAAGGCTGGCTAAGGAGTTAGGTCGGCCGTTGATGCCGTGGCAGTCTCATGCGGCGCATCTTGGTCTTGAGATGGTGGAAACGCCTGAGGGTTTGTTGATTCCAGCGTTTCGTGAGGTGATTTGTACGGTGATGAGGCAGTCGGGTAAGTCGACCCTTCTGTTTTCGTTGTTTGCTCATCGGTCGACAATGTGGCAGTCGTTGCCGCAACGATCCATCTATACGGCTCAGGATGGTTCGGCGGCTCGCCGCAAGTTGATTGACGACATGGCTCCGATGTATCAGGAGTCAAAGTTGTTTAGCAAGCTTGTTTCTCGGGTCTATAAGGGTGTTGGCAACGAGAGCATTGATTTCAAGACGGGTTCGACGATCAGGACGATTGGTTCGTCCGAGGCTGCCGGTCACGGTATGACTTCGATCGGTATGGCCGGTATTGACGAGTCGTTTGCTGATCTTGATTTTCGGCGTGAACAGGCTTTGCAGCCGTCGATGGCGACGGTGGCTGATGCTCAGACTTGGAATGTGTCGACGGCTGGTACTGAGCGGTCGGTGTATTTGCGAAAGAAGATTGAGGATGGTCGGGCGGCGGTGGCCGAGGGGCGCACGACTGGCCTGGCATATATTGAATATTCGATTCCCGATGATGCTGATTGTGATAATCCAGAAACCTGGTGGGAGTTCATGCCCGCTCTCGGCTGGACGATCAGTGAGGAAGTTGTCGGTCATGCCCGGTTGACGATGCCTGATGGTGAGTGGCGTCGTTCTTTCGGCAATCAATGGACTGTGACTGATGAGCGGGTGATTCCGGTGGGGGTGTGGGGTGAGGTGTGTTCGGAGGATGTGGCTCCGAGTGGTCGTTTGGTGTTTGCGTTGGATGTGAATCCTGAGCGGTCGGCGGCGGCGGTGGCGGTTGCCGATTCGGAGGGTCGGGGTGAGTTGGTGGAGTTTCGGTCTGGTGTCGGCTGGGTGGTCGACCGGGTCGTGGAACTTTGCAGGAAGTGGGAGGCGTCGGTTCGGTTGGATGCGTATTCGCCGGCCGGATCGTTGGCTGACGAGCTGGTGGCTCGTGGTGTGCGGGTGGATCGGTATGCGACTCGTGAGGTGTCGTATGCGTGCGGCTCATTTTTTGATCGTTTGATGGATCGGAAGGTTCAGGTTCGGCGTCATGCGGCGTTGGATGAGGCGGCGGCTGGTGCTCGTCGCCGGTCGACGGGTGATTCGTGGGTGTGGGCCCGCAAGGACGCTGAGTGTGATGTCAGCCCGTTGATCGCTCTCACGTTGGCGTTGGATGTTCGTGCGGCCGCTGAGCCGGAGTTGTGGGTGGCGTTCGAATGAGGCTCGGACCTGATTCGGCCCGCTACATCCTGGCGGGACAAGGGAAGCGAGTGGCGAAACCGTTTCATCTGCGTGTTTTGTTGCCGTGGGTGTGTGAGGATGTTGAGCGTCGTTGGCGGGTCGTGTGGCTTGCCTCGTGGCCGTTGCTGATCGGTTTGACGGCATGGTTCGGTTGGTTGCGGGGCCTCGAGCCGGGTGCGGCGTTGGCGGCGGGTGTGTTGGTGGCTGCGTTGCCGGGTGTGTGGGGCCCGCCGGTCGTTCGCCCGGTCGGTGTCGATCTGCCTGGGATGGTGATCGCTCTCGGCTCCCTGGTGGCGTTTGAGTATGGGTTGTGGCCGTTGGGTGTGGTGCTGATTGTGTTTTCGGCGCTTACGAAGGAGTCGATGCCGGTTTGGGCGGCGTTGTGGTCGTGGTCTGTTTGGCCGTTGATCGGTTTATTGGCTCCGCTGGTGATTGGTTTGGTGCGAAAGCCGGTAATCGACGAGGTGACGGCGCACCAGAATCTTCGTGAGGTGCATGATCATCCGATCAGGACGGCGATGCAGGCTCATCGTGGTCAGTGGCGGGATGCATGGATCATGGTCGCCCCGTGGGGTGTCTGTTTGGCCGGGTTGCTCGAGCCGTCGTGGCCAATGATGGTGGCGCTGGTGTGCGCATACGCTCAATTGCTGGTGGCGACCGATACGGTTCGCTTGTTGCATACGGCGGCCGGTGTTCCGTTGGCGTTGGCGGCGGTGGCGGTAATTCCGGCATCATGGTTGGTGTTGGCTGTTGTGGTTCATGTGTTTTGGTGGCGTAAGCCGCAGTTGATTTAGGAGGTGTTGTGAAGGATCGGGTCGGTACTGTGTTGCAGGGTGTTGGTTTGATGGTGGCAGCGGTTTCGGTTGGTGCGATTTATGCGCCGGCCGGTGGGATTGTTGCTGCTATCGGTTTGGTGCTGTTCGGCATCGCCGCTGAAAAGGATTGAGATGGCTGGTTTGGCTGGCACATATAACATCATCGCTGATCAGGGCGCCACGTTCGGACGCACGATCACTTGGAACGACGCCAACGGCGACCCGGTAGACCTGGACGGCTACACGGCCCGGATGCAGGTCCGATCAATTGTGTCGTCGGCTGAGGTGGCGCTCGAGCTCACGACCGAGAACGGTCGAATCGCTCTCGGCGGTGCTTTGGGAACGATCACGTTGACAGTGCCGGCGACAGCGATGGATGACATTGAAGGCGGGTCATACGCCTATGATTTGGAATTGGTGAACGGGTCGGATGTGACTCGTTTGTTGATGGGTTCTTTTACGGTGCGGGCTGAGGTGACTCGATGAGTTTTCAGGTGAACGATCAGCCACCGAAGGTAACCGTCACCGAAGAAAACGTCAGCGCTTCTATCTCGTTGTCCGGCCAGGGTCCACAGGGTCCGCAAGGTCCGCAGGGTGCGGCGTCAACCGTTCCCGGTCCGCAGGGTGCGACCGGCCCTCAGGGCGCTACTGGCGCTCAGGGTGTGCAAGGCCCTCAGGGTGCCACTGGTGCGACCGGCCCGCAGGGACCGGAAGGTATCCAAGGAGCGACAGGCCCGCAGGGTGCTCAAGGCGCCCAGGGTGCGACCGGTGCACAAGGTGCGACCGGCCCGCAGGGTTCAACGGGACCTCAGGGCGATCAGGGCCCTCAAGGTATTACTGGTGCGCAAGGCCCTCAGGGTGCGCAAGGTCCGACAGGCCCGCAGGGTTCAGCCGGCCCACAAGGCCCGCAAGGCGAAACTGGCGCCCAGGGACCGCAGGGTGATACCGGCCCACAGGGTGCAACTGGCCCTCAGGGTGCGCAAGGCGACACCGGCCCGCAAGGCGCTCAGGGTGCGCAAGGCCCACAAGGCGATACTGGTGCGCAGGGTGCTCAAGGCCCGCAGGGCGATACTGGCCCCCAAGGTGCTATTGGCCCACAAGGGCCGCAAGGTGACACCGGCGCACAGGGACCGCAGGGCCCGCAAGGTGATCTTGGTCCCCAAGGAGATACAGGCCCGCAAGGCCCACAGGGCGCCCAAGGTGCGACAGGTGCTACCGGCGCTCAAGGCCCACAAGGTGCGCAAGGAGCCGAGGGTCAGTCAACTTCGTTCTACGACTACAAGATCAAGACGACATTGAACTCCGGTGATCCCGGCTCCGGGTACATCATCTACAACAACGCCACTCAAACATCGGCGACACAGATCAATGTCTCCCACATCACCTTCGACAACTTTGATGTTGACATCTTCCTGACGCTGCTTGGCGTCGGCGATGTACTGGTCATTCAGGATTCGACGGATTCGAACGATTATCAGAAGTGGGAAATTAGCTCGGCGCCGACGGATCAGGCCGGCTACATCGAATACCCCGTCACGCTGCTTGACAGCGGTGGAGATGGCACGACCGGCTTCGCCAACGACCTCGAGGTGCTGTTCGCCATCTCCACCCAAGGCCCGCAGGGTCCGCAGGGTGCGCAGGGCGCTACCGGCCCTCAGGGTGCCGAAGGCCCGCAAGGCCCGCAGGGCGATACAGGTGCTCAGGGTGCTCAGGGTCCACAGGGCGATACGGGTACTCAGGGTCCTCAAGGCGCTCAGGGCGATACCGGCCCACAAGGCGACATTGGTCCCCAAGGTGCGCAGGGCCCCCAAGGTGATACTGGCGCTCAGGGTCCGCAAGGCGCACAGGGTGACACCGGCCCGCAGGGTGCCACTGGCCCGCAGGGTGATACTGGTCCTCAGGGTGCTCAGGGCGCCCAGGGTGCTACTGGTGCTCAGGGCCCTCAGGGCGATATTGGTGCGCAGGGTGCGACAGGCCCGGCCGGCCCGCAAGGCGACACTGGTCCCCAGGGCGCACAAGGCGCACAAGGCCCGCAGGGTGCCGCCGGCGCTCAAGGCGAAACAGGCCCACAGGGTGCAACTGGGCCACAGGGACCGGAAGGCCCGCAGGGTGCTACTGGGCCTCAGGGTGCTGAGGGTCCGCAGGGTGCCACTGGTGCTCAGGGTGATCAAGGTCCGCAGGGTGCCGAGGGGCCGCAAGGTTCACAAGGCCCGCAAGGTGCTCAAGGTGCGCAGGGTGCACAAGGTCCACAAGGTGCCGATGCTGACATCGGTTTGATTATCGCTCTTGGAGGCTGATTATGGCTAACACATTCAAAAACGCAAAAAAGGTTCTCACCGCATCATTGTCTGATGTCTATGAGGTTCCTGCCGCTACTACGGCAATCGTAATTGGTTTGCACATCGCCAATAACGGAACAGCGAATCACACTCTTGATTTGGTATGGACTGATGATTCGGATGCTGATACGGCAACAGTGTTGGCTGAAGCAATCGTCGTTCCCGAGAACGCTGCGTTTTCACCTATCATTGGAAAATTGGTTTTAGAGGCCGGTGACAAGATTCGTGGTTTGGCCGATACGACCTCGAAACTTGAGGTTACGGTTTCTGTTTTGGAGATTTCCTAATGCCGAATGGTGGTGTGATCGGCAAATCAAATGCCACTTCGTTGTTATCTGCTTCAGGTGTTTGGGGTGGTGATGAGCAGTATTTGGCTCAACTTGATTCTAAATGGCCCATCTTTGTGCCTCAGGTAGTGTTGAATGCTGATGTGTGGCTCGATGCCGCTGACACCTCAACTATTACTGAATCCGGCGGTGCGGTTTCTCAATGGAATAATAAAGGAAGTCTTGGGAACTTCACTCAAGCGACGGCGGCTCAGCAACCAACTACGGGTGTTTCAACACTAAATGGTTTGAATGTTATTGATTTTGCTGCTGATCGTATGAACTCGGCAGATACAGCCGCTACATATAAGTTTTTGCATGATGGAACTGATTACATCGTCGCAAGTGTTTTGAAAGCCGGAGTAGTGGCAAATCCAAATACTGTTTATCTTCTTTTTGGCACTAATGGAGGTACTGGAGGCACGATAGGTGTACAAGCATTTTATGATGACCGATCATCTATTTCGAGAAATGATCGTTTTTACCATTCAGTACAAGGTGCATCTGGTACTTTAGTAATAAATAACGCATCTAGTGATGGTTTTCTTCCTGCAAACATTTTCAATGTAATCACAATTTTTTCCGATCCGAACAATGGGACTGCTGCTAATCGAAGTGCGATGTACAAGGATGCTGGATCAGCAGTAAAAAATAATACAAGTACTGGTTCTGTTTCATCCTCCGATCCTTCATATGTTTTGCAACTAGGTGATTCGGGATTGAGTAACGCTCCTTGGACTGGTTCTATTGCTGAACTCATTATTGTTTCTGGTGCTGATGCAACTGAAGCCAACCGAGAAATCATCCGTGACTATCTAAACCTAAAATGGGCGGTTTACTGATGGCCTCGACTGTTTGGTATTCATGGACAAGCAAAGAAGATTTTGATGTATGGCATAATCAAGTCATTGAATCGCTAAATTTGCCAAGAATTGGTTACAACTCTGCAACAGGTGAGGCGAATCCTACAGCGCAGCAAACTACTGCCTACACGGAGGCCGTAAAAATCGCTGTTGATGATTGGCGTGCGCCGGTAGAACGAAAAATTGCGGATATTTTCGCTGATGGTCTTGGGCAACTTTGTGAGGCTCCATCACTGCCAGATGGATTGTTTGTTGACTAGGAATTGTGAAGTTTTATGCAACCGCCCACGTTCTCGATTATCACGCCCACCTATAAGACTCCGGCCCATCTTCTGGCCCGAACCTGGGCGAGCCTGAAAGCCCAAACGGTCACTGATTGGGAGTGGGTGGTGTGGGACGACACGCCGAACAGTGATCAGGTGTGGCGTCAGTTGTATGGCATGGCAGCCGATGAGCGCTACCGACTCCGAGCATTTCGGGGTCATACCCATTCGGGTCGGATCGGTGAGGTGAAGCGGAATGCGGCGATGGTCGCCGCCGGCCAAATCATCGTCGAGCTTGACCACGACGACGAACTGACACCGGATTGTTTGGCCGAACTTGAGCAAGCGTTCGCCGATCCTGAGGTCGGTTTCGCCTATTCGGACTGGTGCGAGATTCTGCCCGACGGCCAATCCGGCCGCTACCCGAAAGGATGGGCTTTCGGGTATGGCGCCGACTACTGGTCTGACCAGTACGGTTGCTGGGTGATGTCAGCCCCGCCGGCCAACGAAATCACCATGAACCACATTGTGTCGGCACCGAACCATGTGCGAGCGTGGCGAGCCGATATCTACCGGCAACTCAACGGACACGACTCAAGCTTCCCGGTGGCCGACGATTACGAATTGTGTGTGCGTACTTTCCTGGCAACCAGGATGGTTCACATACCTAAAATGCTGTATCGCCAGCATATTGGGCCGATGACCGCTCAACGGACCCGAAATCAGCAAATACAGACCTTGGTGGCCGACATTTCGGCCCGATACGCAACCCAAATTCACGCTAGATGTGTCGAATTAGGGTTAGAAACCCGAGAAACAGGCTTATGAACACCCGAATCAAGGCAGGTGACCGCTAGATGCTCACAAAATTGGCTCGTCGCCGGCCAGAACAACGAGAAGCACAGTTCTCGTGGCCTGATTACCTGCGACTTTGGGAAAAATTCGGATACAACGGCATCACCTACGTCGTGCCATCCGGCGGCCTAGGCGACATGAACGCCCTCCAGGCGACCGCTAACCCTATTGTCGCTGCCTGCATCAACACACGCCTCCTCGTGTTCTCTGAGGTTCGGTTCAGTTTCCAGCGGTACTCATCGGGCCGACCGGGAGAGTTCTACGGTACGCCCGCCCTGTCAATTCTCGAGCGTCCCTGGCCTGGCGCCACCACCGGCGACCTGTTGGCCCGCATGGAAGTCGACGCCAGCCTGTACGGCAACTCATATTGGGTCGTGCAGAACGGTGAGCTGATCCGGTTAGACCCGGCCCGAGTTATCATCGCTTCGGCCGATGTGGTCGACAGTGTCACCGATCAGCCATTTGGCCTAAGGCTCGTCGGCTACTCCTACGTCAATGATAAGCATGAAGAAATTGCTTTCTTCACCCCTAGCGAAGTCGCCCACTACAAGCCGCTCGCCGACCCACGTCATCCGTTCCGTGGCGCCGCATGGCTCACCTCCGTCCTGTCCGACGCCACCGCTGACGACGAGATGACGACCTATAAGCACGCTTTCTTGTCGAATGCGGCCACCCCGAACATGGTCGTCAAGTTCGAACCTGGCGTTTCTGAGGATGCGTTCAAGAAGTTCAAGGAGCGCCTGGAGTCAAACCATCGTGGCGCCCACCAGGGTTTCAAGACCCTGTATCTCGGCGCTGGCGCCGATGTGAAGACCATCGGCTCCACGCTGGACCAGTTGAACTTCAAATCGGTGCAGGGTGCCGGCGAAACCCGTATCGCCGCCGCCGCCGGAGTCCCCGCCAGCATCCTCGGCATCTCTGAAGGCTTGGCCGGCTCCGCACTGAACGCCGGGAACTACACGGCGGCCCGACGCCGATTCGCTGACGGAACAATGCGCCCACTCTGGCGGGCCGCCGCTGCCGCCCTCCAAACCCTCGTCCCACCGCCTGACGGCGGCTCAAGACTCTGGTACGACGACCGTGACGTATCTTTCCTCCAGGAAGACGTGCTCGATGCTGCTGATATTCGGGCTCGTGACGCCCAGACGATGCGCACCCTCGTCGACGGCGGTTTCAACCCCGAGTCGGTTATTGATGCGATCACGACCGGCGACATGAGCCTCCTGACCCACACCGGCACACTGTCGGTGCAACTCCAAGCCCCCGGCCAGGGAGAAGCCTGATGCCCTACTTCATCACCGACGAATCAGCCGAATGTTCCGGCTGGGCGGTCGTCAAAGACGACGGCGAAGTGATCGGCTGCCACACCACCAAAGGTGATGCTGTTGATCAGATGGTGGCCGTCAGCATCGCCGAAGGGATCGAACCTGGTGGCGAGCGGTCGGTCCGTCAGTTGCCGGATTCTTATCGGCCGGCGGTGTCGGAAGATGTGCCGGAGGGGCGAGCCTGCGGGAATTGTGAGCATTACGACGATGATGTGATCAATGAGGACGGAGTGCGAGCCTGGTGTCGTCTGTGGGAAGACTGGGTACGAGGTGATCACTATTGTGATCGTTGGCAAGCCGATGACGATTCCATGGATGATGATGACGACGACATTGATGATCTAAGCGCCGATGAAATGCGGCAGGTCGATCTTGATCTGCCCGACTACATTCGGAATGCTGCCGCTCGGGGCCTCGAGCTCCGTGAGGAAGGTTTCGGCGGTGACGGCCTGGTGCCTCGCACGATTCGTGAGGCTCGCCAGATGGCGGCCGGCGACATCAGCGAAGACAAAGTGATCCGAGCGAACGCCTGGGGTGCCCGCCACGCCGTCGACCTCGACGCACCCGCCAACTCCGACGCTGACGCTGACGGATGGCCCGGTAACGGTGCCGTCGCCCACTATCTCTGGGGCATTGACCCTTTGAACCCTGAACCGGCCCGTAACTGGTTTGCTCGGAAAGCCGAGCAGATCAAGGCCGAGTCTGAGGAAGGTGAAAGAATGACCATGACCGAAACTGAACCCGTTGTGGACGCCCCGAAGGATTCTTTGGTTCGTCATGTCGAGTTCCGAGCCGAACCATCCGGGGACGGCCTCACCCTCGAGGGATATGCCGCCGTGTTCAACGAATGGACCGACATCGACTCGTGGGAAGGGACGTTCAGGGAGCGGATCGCCCCCGGCGCCTTCAAAAAGACCCTCTCCGAGCGCACCCCAATCCTCCAGTTCGATCATGGCACCCATCCGCTGATCGGCTCGCTCCCCCTCGGAGTGTTCACCTCGATCAAGGAAGACGAGCACGGCCTTCGGGTCAAGGCCCGTCTGTCCGACAACTGGTTGGTGCAGCCGATCCGTGACGCCATCCGTGACGGTGCGATCACCGGCATGAGTTTCCGCTTCCGGGTCATCCGGGACAATTGGGGTAAGGGTCGGGACAAAATGGCAGAGCGTACCATCAATGAGGTAGCCTTGTATGAGGCCGGGCCCGTGGTTTTCCCGGCCTACGAACAAACCACAGTCGGAGTGCGTAGCCGAGAAGTTCTCACTGCGCTCAACGATCCCGAGGTGCGAGTCGAGTTGGCTCGTTGCCTCCTCACCGGCACCGACAGCACGTTGGCCGCCGAAACAACCGCCACAACCGACGAGCCGCAGACGCACTCGACGAGGACACAAGCACAACGACGAGCCATCCTGGCTCTACGCAACCTTTAGAAAGAGGAAACCTTATGAAGCTCGATGAGCTCCGTTCCTCCGTTGCGGCCCTGAAGTCCGAAATCGAGACTCTGGCCGCTGCCGAGGACATCACCCCCGAGCAGGACGCACGCCTTTCGGCTGCGCTGGACGAATTTGAAGCCCGCAAGGCTGACCTGGACGCCGCTGAGGAGCGGGCCGCCCGTATCGAAGCGGCCAAGTCGGTCGTGACCGAGCGTGCCGCCGGATTTGACGCCCCGCAGGTTATGAAGCGCACCGAAACCAACGTGGATGTCCGTTCGGCTTCCCGCATGGAAATCCGTGACGCCGCCCTCAAGATCGTGGAGAAGGACGGCAAGGGCCTCGCCGCCCGTCAGCTCGACCATGTCGACCGCCTCCTCAACACCCGCAACGGCAACACCGACGGCGGCGAAATCGCCAAGCGTCTTGTTCTCACCGAGACTGACGCCTACCGTTCGGCGTTCGTCAAGGGTGTCACCCAGGCCGCCCCGGCGTACACGGCTGAGGAAGCCGCTGCGATCAACGAGTTCCGTGCCGCCGCCCTCTCGCCCGATTCGGCGGGTGGATTCGGTGTCCCGGTCCTGATCGACCCCACCATCATCCTCACCTCCGGCGCCGCTGACGCCCCCATCCTGAACCTTGCTCGAGTCGTGACCGTCACGACCGACGCCTGGAAGGGTGTTTCGTCGGCCGGTGTGTCGTGGTCGTATGACGCTGAGGCGTCGGAAGTGTCGGATGACGCTGCCAGCCTCGTTCAGCCGTCGATCGACATCTACACGGCCCGAGGCTTCATCCCCTACTCGATCGAAGTGGGCCAGGACTACCCCGGTTTCGCCGAGGAAATGCGCCGCCTGCTCGACCAGGGCTACATCGACCTCGTCGCCTCCCAGTCGATGACGGGAAGCACCCCGGTCGGTATCTTCACCGCACTGGACGCCAACACGAACGTCGAAGTTGTCGTGACGACTGACGGTTTGTTCGGCGCTGTCGACCTCCTCAACGTGTGGAAGTCGCTGCCGGAGCGTTACAAGGCCCGTGCGACCTGGATCATGTCGACCGACGTGGAGAACGAAATCCGTTCCTTCTCGGCGAACGACACCGGCGCCTACTACACCGTCAACCTCACGCAGGGTGGCATCGGCAACCTGTTCGGTCGCCCGGTCATCACCAGCGATTACGCCCCCGAGTTCACCGGCACGACCGGCGCCGCCAACATCCTCGTTGTTGGTGACTTCTCGAACTTCGTGGTCGCTCAGCGTGCAGGCATGACCGTCGAGCTGGTTTCGCACCTGTTCGGCACCACGAACAACCGGCCCACGGGCCAGCGTGGCTGGTTTGCTTACGCCCGCCACGGCTTCGACTCGGTCAACGACAACGGCTTCCGCTTGTTGCAGAACACCTGATCTGACTGAGCAATACGTCCCCTGCCGGCCGTTCGGGCGGTTCGGCCGGTGGGGGGCACCGCCCAACTCAACCGCCCAACTTCAAGGAGGAACTGCCCAATGAAACTTGTATACGCCACCAACACCTGCTCCACCAGAAACCCCAACACTGGCCTCATTGTCCGGCTGGTTGAATCGGAGCCTTGGGCCGCTGACGATCCTTTCGTCATAGCACGCCCTGAGTTGTTCTCTAACGAGCCGAACAAGGTTCGACGTACTACACCAGCCCCCGCCCCCGTTGAAGCCGCCACAAAGGCTCCTGGGACCAAGAAGGCGGTGAAGCGTGAAGACTGGTGACACCCTTTTCGGCTATCTGCACCCTCACGACCTCGCCGCCTCATTCCACAAAAGCCTGATCAACCTGGTCGGCTGGGACATGGGCCACGACCACCGACTGTCCGGCTGGGCTTCCGTCAAATGCGCCTCCGGCGGCATCCCCGAAGGCCGAAACCAACTGGTCGCCCAGTTCCTCGCTTCCGAATGCGACTGGCTGTTCATGGTCGACGCCGACATGGGTTTCGAACCCTGCGCCCTCGACCAGCTCCTATCCGTCGCCCACCCGGAGGATCGGCCGATCGTCGGTGGTTTGTGTTTCGCTCAGCGTGAAGCGAACGAAGACGGGATGGGCGGTTACCGCTGTATCCCTCGAGCCACCATCTTCGATTGGATGGAACACGCTGACGGCCACTACCGCTTCACCGGCCGAGCCCACTACCCGGCCAACACTCTCGTCCGATGCGCCGCTACTGGCGGGGCATTCCTCGTGATTCACCGTTCGGTGTGTGAGAAAATTAGGGAAGCACACGGCGACCGTTGGTTTGATCGAATTCGTGGCACCGACGGCGCCCTCATGGGTGAAGACATCTCGTTTTTCGCCCGCACCCAAGCCCTCGGAATCCCGTGCTACGTCCACACTGGGATTCGAACCACCCACCAAAAAAACCTGTGGCTTGGCGAAACCGACTTCCTGCATTCGTTCCTACCGCCGGCCGCCACCCAAGAATTCGATGTCTATCTCACCGATGAAGGCGAACCAGGCGACGATTGGGTGAACACCCTCAAAGCCACAACCGGCTGGTGCGGCGACATCTTCGATAACCCGATGCTGTCAAGCCGTTTAGGGCATTCCCCGTGGATTCTGATCACCGAATCCGACGCCCGTTTCCGACCGGCCTGGTATGACCACGCCCTCCATAACGCCCGACTTTACGACCGGCCAGTGATCGGCCTGAATGATTGTCACACGCCGGCAATTGGTCGTGGCGAGGATGCCCGGTCGGTGCTGGTAACTCGGGCATGGCTCGAGGAGCATGATCTAATGTCGGTTGCTGACATAGTGAAAACCGCTCAGAAAAAGAATCAGTTTCTTGCCTCGCCAGCCTCCGAGGTTGCGCAGGCACCGAAGAAGTAGCGGAGAATCATGGCACTTTGCAGCGTCGATGACGTGAAAACAGCACTCGGGATCGAAGACACCATCGACGACCTGTCAATCAACCTCGCCGTCGAAGCATCTACGGCCATGATCGAACAGTACTGCGGCCGCCAGTTCTCGCAGGATGCGACCGCCACCGCCCGCATCTACGTCGCAACCAACCCCTACCTGGTCCACGTTGACGACATCTCCACGACCTCGGGCCTGATTGTGAAAACTGATCCGGGTGAGGATGGTTCGTTTTCGCAGACGTGGCAGACGGCCGATTATCAGTTGGAGCCGTTGAACGCCAAGATGAGCGGCCAAACCTGGCCGTATCACACCATTCGGGCGATCCGAAGCCTGTATTTCCCAATGGATTACAACCAGGCACTAGTGCAGATCACGGCCCGATGGGGCTGGCCGAGCATCCCGAATGCTGTGAAGCAGGCGGCGATTATCCAGTCGATCACCGTGTTCAAGTCGCCTGATGCTCCGTTCGGGGCCACCCCGTTTCAGGACACTGGCATTCTCCGGCTCCGCTCGGCCCTCCACCCCACGGCCGCAGCCCTTCTCACCGACTATCGCCTTGACCCGGTCCGGGTGGCCTAATGGCAGCGACAGTTAGCGAAGCAGCCGAGGGCCTGCGGGAACGGCTCGCCACCATCGTCGGCCTCCGCACCTACGAATACCTCGCCGATTCTTTCCAACCGCCGGCAGCGATGGTGAACATTGACAATGTTGACTATCATCAGGCGTTCGCCGGCGGCGATCCCGTCTACACATTCACTGTCACGCTGTTCGTGGCTCGAGCTGAGGAACGGACCGCCCAACGCAAACTTGACGACTACCTTTCCTACTCTGGAGACAAATCGGTTCGGGAAGCGATCGAAAACGACACCACCCTGGGCGGTCGCATCGAAACCTGCGTCGTCACCTCCGGCGGCAACATCGCTGCCCTCCAGGTCAACGAAGCCACCTACCTCAGCATCGAATTCACCGTCATCGTCCACCCCTAGGAGATTTATGGACAAGTTCAAGATTTCCGGTCCTCGCCCAGTGGCCGGCAAAAAGCCCGGAGAGACCCTCAGCATTGAGGAGCTCGACGGATGTAATATTGATGCGCTGGTGACCGCCGGCCATCTGACCCCAGCAACAACCAAGACCACCAAGGTCATCAACCAAGAGGAGCAATAGCCAATGGCCCGCCTCGTATTCACCAAGCCTTCGATCACGATCAACTCCGTTGATCTGACCGACCGTATCGCTCAGGTCGCCATCGACATGAGTTTCGCTGAAGTCACCACCACCGCCTTCGGTGACTCTGCCGTGACCCGTGTCGCCGGCCTCGGCGACCACTCCGTTTCGCTGTCCTTCCACCAGGATTTCGCTGCTGGCGAAGTGGAAGCCACGATCTACCCGCTGCTCGGCACCACCACGACCGTTGTGGTCAAGCCGGTCAACACGACCACCAGCACCGACAACCCGTCGTACACGTTCACCGCTCTGGTGAACTCGTGGGCGCCGATTTCCGGCTCGGTTGGCGATCTTCTGACCGCCGATGTCACCTGGCCGGTTTCGGGCATCGTCAACAAGACCACTTCCTGACCTAAGGAGAACCGCCCATGATCGGTGCAAACCTACGCATCACCCTCGCCGAAGAAACCTTCGTCGCCCCCATCACACCTCGAGTAGCTATCGACTTTGAACGCCATTTCAAAATGGGGCTCGTCAAAGCGCTGGCAAACGAACAGAAGATGGAACATATGTTTTGGTTGGGCTGGGCTTCAGTCAAAGCCACGGGTCGAGTGGTCAAACCGTTCGACTCGTGGCTTGACGAAGTACACAACGTCCAATTCATCGGCGCTGAAACCGACGAGGCATTTGCGGGAAAAGAATAAACGATACCTATCTCGGCGTAATCGCCGCCATTTCCGTCGAGACAGGTATTAGCCCAACTGCCCTGCTGGATTGCCCACCTGAACTGTTCAATGCCATCATCAACTACATGAGGCAACGAGCGGCCAAACTGAACGAGCGGAAATAATGCAGGATGTCACTTTCAGGGTCGAAGGGCTCAACAAACTGTTGAGAGCTCTTGAGAAACTGGATGACGAAGCAGCCGCTAATTTCAAGGCCGCTGGTGTTTGGGCAGGTCAAGAGGTCGCCAAAACGGCTCGGACGATTGTCCCGGTTAGGTCGGGACGTTTGAGAGACACCATCAAAGGTGCTTCGACTCGTCGTGGTGCTCGAGTGAACGCCGGCCGAAATTCGGTGCCGTATGCTGGGCCGATCCATTTCGGTTGGGGTCGGCGCAATATTTTCCCGCAACCATTCTTGTATCAGGCGGCCGACCGACGGGCGAACGACGTGGTCGATCAGTATTTGGCGCAGGTATATGACGTTTGGAATAGGAACGTGACCTAATGGCTTCGAAAAAAGCGTCTATCTCGATTGCGATTATCGCCGACGCTGCGAAAGCCCAGGCCGGTTTCAAAGAAGCCGAGAAAGCGGCCGGCTCGTTCGGTCAGCAGATGGGCGGCCTCACCAAAACGATCGCCGCTACCTTCGCCACCAAAGCGATCACCGATTTCGCTAAATCGTCGATCAACGCCGCCTCCGATCTTGGTGAGTCAATCAACGCTGTCCAGGTGACTTTCGGTCAGGCAGCCGACGGCATTCTTGCCTTCGGAGAAACAGCCTCCAAGACTGTCGGCCTATCGGCCCAGGATTTCAACTCGTTCGCTGTTCAATTCGCCGGATTCACCAAGCAGATCGCTGGCGATCAGGGCGATATTGTCCAGGTCACTGAGGATTTGACGACTCGTATCGCCGACTTTGCGTCGGTGATGAACCTGGATATTCCGCAGGCGGCGCAGGTGTTCCAGTCGTCGCTTGCCGGTCAGACGGAGCCGATCCGACGGTTCGGTATCGACCTTTCGGCCGCCGCCGTCGCCGCCTTCGCCGTCGAGCAAGGGATTTCGGAGTCGGCGGCCACGATGACGGAGGCCGAGAAGGTTCAGGCCCGTTATCAGTTGTTGATGCAGGAAACCGCCAAGGCGGCCGGCGACTTTGCTAACACCTCGGACAGTCTTGCGAATAGTCAGCGTATTCTTCAGGCTGATTTCAAGAATATGCAGGCCGAGCTCGGTCAGGCCCTTTTGCCTGTCATGGAGCAATTGGTCAGTATCGCCAAAATCGCTGTCGATGCCTTTATGGCTTTGCCGGAGCCGTTGCAGAAGATCGTCACTTTGGCCGCTGTTCTCGGTGGCGGTATGGCGTCGGCTTCTCGAGCCTTGCAGGGTTTCGGATTGGCGGCCAAGACAGCCAATATTGCGGTCGGCGCCCTTGGTGGCGTCATGCTTCTCGCCAGCGTCCATGCCCAGCAAGCGGCCGAAGATGCAGCGAAGTTCCAAGATGCTATGGATGGCCTAACTAGGGCCAGCGATGAAAACGCCAAGATGCAGTTGGGTGCGGCCGCTGCGGCAGCAATCTTCGCCGGTGAATTTGGAAACGCCGAGCAATTCGTAGCGAAGTTGGCTGAAACGTCGATCGGCATGACCGAGCGTTTGCGGGACATGAACGCTATCCAAGAGCTTTTCGGTCTGACCACCGAAGAAGTGAATGGCATCATCGACGAACAGATCGCCGGTTTTCAGCAGGCTGAGGCTGATGCAGAGCGCACTTCGGCGGCTGTTGATGGGTTGACGGTTGCCGAACAGGAAGCCGCAGAGGCTACGGAAGCACAAAATCAGGCGTTGAAAGAGCAGGAAGACGCCCTCAACGCTGTTCTAACGGCGACATTGGCTCAGTTCAATGCGGCGCTCGCCTATGAATCGCAGACCTGGCGTACCACCGACGCCATTGACGCCTACACGCAGGCACAGTTGGATGCGTTCACTGGTGCGACTCAGGGTGAGGAGGCAGCTCGAGCAATTGCCGAGGCGCAGAACGATGCAGCGTCGGCCGCTCTTAGTCAGGCGGCGGCGGCGGCCAAATTGGCTGAAGAACAGGCAGCGATGCGGGGCGAAACGCTCACCGCTGCCGAGGCCGCTCAAATTCAGATTGATGAATTGAACCGGGTGGCCCAAACGCTTGATCCGGCTAGCCCTCTACGCCAACAGCTTGAGGGTTATGTCCGGCAACTGGGCAATATCCCGAGGGATGTTGAGACTGAACTTCGAGTTAGCGTCAACGCCTGGTTGAACTCGATGCAAGGTGGCGGTGGTGCTGGTGGTGGCCGGTTGACGTTCCGAGCTCAAGGCGGGCCGGTGTCCCCGACGCTCGGACCATACATCGTGGGTGAGGAAGGCCCCGAGGTGTTTATTCCGGGTCAGACTGGGATGATTCTGCCGAACACGGCTTTGATTGATGCGATGGCGGCGAGGCCGACAGCGGCCGGCGGGGTCGCAGCCCCCACCATCGTCGTGAACGTGGCCGGGTCAGTGACCAGTGAGCGGGATTTGGTTGAAAGTATCCGGCGTGGTTTGGTGAATTCTCAGCGGAACGGTTCACCCCTGATCTACAGCAACATATGACCCTTCCCGCTTTTCCCGTCGTGAAAATCCGGCTCGGTACGGGGCCGTCGTTCGGCGATCCGTTCATTCTCGGCGACCCTGATAACGGTGTGCTGGGCACGAATGAACTGGCCTCAAGCGCCATTCAGGAAATCAACATTTCCGATCAGGTGCGACGCATCTCTACTCGTCATGGTCGAGACAGGGCATTCGAGGAATACTTGCCTGGGGAAGCGACCATCGAGTTTTACGACTTCACCGGCGACTGGAACCCGAACAACACTTCGTCGCCGTATTATCCGCAGGTCAAGCCGATGCGGCAGGTCCGAGTCACGACCACGTACAACAGCACCGACTACAGCATTTTCGCCGGTTATATCACCTCGTGGGATTACAACTGGCCCGACCAGTCCGTTGATTTCGCCATTGTCACGATCCAGGCGACTGATGCTTTCCGACTGTTGCAGTTGGCAAACATCAATACGGTGACCGGCGCCGCCAACAAAGACCTACCCGGCGAACGTATCAACCTGATCTTGGATGAAATCGGATGGCCCGCCGGGCAACGCCTCATCGACGACGGCGACACCGAACTAGAGAACGACCCTGGCGGGTTCCGTTCGGCGCTCTCCGCCATCCAAACGATCGAAGCATCCGACCTTGGCGCCTTCTACATTGACCACGACGGCAAGGCCGTCTACCTATCCCGAGCCACCCTGTCCCAGCGGGCCTCAGGGACCGCCTACGAATTCGACGATAACGGTGTCAACATCCAATATCAGGACATCGACATCAACTATGACGAGACAGAGCTCGCCAACTCGGTGACCCTGACCAGGCTTTCTGGTCAGCCTCAGACTGCTTCGGATGCCGGCAGTATCGCCGAATACTTCCTACGGTCCTATAACCGCTCGGGCCTGATGATGGAAACAAACGCTCTGGCCCTCGCCCGAGCAACCCAGATTCTCAACTACCGCAAAGAACCACGGATGCGGATCGACAGCCTCACCCTCGACCTGTCATCAGACTCAAACCGAGTCCTACCCGGTCTGCTGATGGAAATCGGTGATCCGGTGATTGTCACCAAAAACATCGCCAACGGCTCCGATCTGACCCTCCGGCTAACGATTCAGGGCCACACCAGCGACATCACCCCAGATCGCTGGATCAACACCTATTCAACCGCTTTCCCGCTGTCGACCGCATTCATCCTCGGTAGCGCCGAGTTCGGTATTCTAGGCACCAACACCCTCTAGGAGAAACGCTATGACCCTCCCCACCGACTATGTAGACGGCGACGTACTGACCGCCGCCGACGTGAACGCCATCACGGTCGCTGTGAACAGCAATACCAGCGGAAAACTGGCGGTCGGCACGTTCAACGCCAAAGGCGACCTCCTGGTGGGCCTCACCAACGACAGCGTCGGAATCCTATCGGTGGGCACGAACGGCTATCTGCTCTCGGCCAGTTCCGGCGCCACCTCCGGCCTGTCATGGGTGCCGGCCGGTGGAAAAGTGCTCGGTTTCGCATCCGATACTGATACAACACAACGAACCACGACAAGCACCACTTATGTTGACATTACTGGTCTATCGGTCAGTTATACACCGATTTCAGCGACCAGCACATTGATTCTCGATATGTATGTGACAGCACAGGTTTATCTAAGTTCCAGCACCGCTTCGAATCGAACCGGGAGAGTCCGAATTCTTGAAACCGGCGGTAGCGGTGTCGCAGGTGAATTTGGCACGCTTTACCCTGCCGCCACAGGCGACATTGACGGTGAATATCATCCGATTCATATTCGGGCGATATATGCCTCAACTGGCACAACCTCAAGAACTTTCAAAGGACAATTTCAAGCGAATGTTGCTGAAGTGACAGTTGCTGTCAACAACAACATCGGAACCGGACTAATCACAGTGATGGAGGTTGCATGATGATCACTTATGCAAAGGCTTTTGCCAGACTTGCACCAGGTAGCGCTTGGAAATGTGACGGCGACCTCACCGAATATGCCAACTACACCTGGCTTGACGACAGTCCGATGCCAACGAAGACGGCGTGTGATGCGATCATGGCCGAGCTCGAGGCCGAAGTCACACTCAACCAGGCGAAGCGTGCCCGGCAGGCCGCCTACCAGGCCGAAGCCGATCCGCTCTACTTCGGCTGGCAGCGTGGCGAAAACACCGAGCAGGTGTGGTTGGACAAGGTGGCCGAAATTCGAGCCCGCTACCCGTACCCCGCATGAAGTACCCGGTTCTCCCGATCATCCTGCCCCGTGACCTAGAGGGCCAGCCGAACGGCAAACTCAACCCCGCTCTCCTCCGGCCTTTGAAGGGCACGAAGGGCGCCATGCACCATGCCGCCGCCACCGCCTTCAACTGTCTCCAACTAGACGCCTTCTTCGCCGGTGTCGACCTCCAATCCACCTCGAGCGCCGACACCTACCGCTCCTACGAACGGCAAGAACGCACCTTCTTGGATCGCTACAGCAACAAGCCGACCGGCCGAGTCCCGGTCGTGACCCGCCGCTGGCAAGGCCGCCTCTGGTGGTTGAAGCGTGGCAAAGCGCCGTCGGCCGCCCCCGGAACCTCCAACCATGGCCTCGGCCTCGCCATCGACATCGCCGGCGCCTCAGGTGCCCGCCTCGCCTGGATGATGGGCCCCAACCCATTCCTCTCGCCCGTACTCAAATACGGCTTCTCCTGGGAAGTCGAATCAGGCCGCAACGCCGAAGCCTGGCACATCCGCTATGTCTGCGGCGACAACCCGCCCGCCGCCGTCACCCTCGCCCTCCAAGCCTTCCCCGACCTGAAAGCCTGACATGGAACGATTCGCCAAACGAGCTCTCGCCACATTCGTCTACAACGCCGGCGCCATCCTCCCCGCCGCCTCCCTCCTCGGCGGCTGGCCGGTATGGAAGGCCGCCATCACCGCCGGTATCTCGGCCGTCGTCCAAATGGCAGTGACGGAATCAAAGAAGTTTCTGGAGGAGTCGAAGGAACTGCTCGAGAATCCGGGTGAGGTGTGATGTGGCCGATTGGATTCCTGTCGTCGTGGCAGTTGTCGGTGCAGGCGGCCCGGTGGTCGCCCTCATCATGCGTCTTGACCGTAAGAACGACACCCAGCACGGCGAGAACGCCCGGACGCTCAACCGGATCGAGCAGAAGGTAGACAAGGTCGACGAGCGTTTGTACGATCACGTCAAGAACCACGACTAGCCTGGAGGGGGCATGGCAGCGAAAAAAGGTTTACTCGCCGAGATAGAGAACGCCCAGGAGCGACGCCAGTCTCGCTACTGTGGTGTCGGTTTAGCCTATGAGGCGCTCGGTGCTGAGGCTGAGGATTTGACTGCCGCCTTGCAGAATCGGGCGATCACAGCGAAGGTGATTTCGGATGTGTTGGCGACCCGTGGGATTAGTGTTCATCGTGATGTGATTGTGCGTCACCGTCGTGGGGATTGTAAGTGTGAGCCTCGCTGACGATATCGCTCAAGCATCCGAGGATCGGGCCCGAGGTGAGAACCTGCGAACCAGGCGGGAACGTGATCGCCTCCAGAACGATGTGGTGAAACTTGAGGCGAAGGTCGCCGAGTTGTCTCGGTTGTTGGATGTGGTGGAGTCGGCTGAGGGTGCGTCGATCGACCCGCCGAAATGGCTGGCCCCGACAAAGTCGGCCAAAGCCAAGAAGGCGACCCTGGTGGTCATGCTGTCCGACACCCACTTCGACGAGGTGGTAGAAGCCAACGAAGTTGACTACCTGAACGCCTATAACCGGCGCATCGCCGAACTCCGGTTGAAAGCCTGGGCCGAGAACGTCGTCAAAATGGCCCGCCACTACCTCTCCGGCGTCACCTACGACGGCATCGTAGTCATCCTCGGCGGCGACATCTTCTCCGGCGACATCCACGAAGAACTAGCACAGACGAACGAAGACACGATTCTCGGCTCCCTGCTCCATTGGGCTGAACAGCTCGGCGCCGCCCTTGATCTGCTAGCCGACGAGTTCGGCAAAGTCCACGTCGCCTCGGTCCCCGGTAACCACGGTCGGCTGACCCGAAAGCCCCGAGCGAAACTTCGCTCGAGAACCAACATGGACTGGCTGTTGGCGAAGATGATCGAACGGCACTACCGAACCGATAAACGGTTCACCTTCCAGATCGCCGAAGGGGCCGACACTCTAGTACGCATCTACGACTGGGGACATCTGATCACGCACGGCGACCAGGCCAAAGGTGGTGGTGGCATCGGTGGTATCTGGCCGACGATCATGCGCCTCCGGGCCCGCAAAGCCCAACGGCACATGATGACCGGCGACAACTTCGACACCCTCTGGATGGGTCACTGGCATCAGTTGATTCAGACGCCGAGTCTGATCGTGAACGGCTCTCTCAAAGGGACCGATGAGTATGCTTTCATCGGGAACTTCGGCCACGAACCACCCCAGCAGGCGTTAGCGGTCGTCACCCCGGAACACAACATCACCTGGCAGTGCCCGGTGTTTGTTCAGAACAGGAAGCGTGAACGCTGGTGAGCGACTATCAGGTGTCGGCCGCCGACATGATCCCACCCCAGGTAGCCGCCCAATGGCCCGAATCGGTCCCGGTTCACGCCATCACCCTGATTGACGGTATCCGGCCTGACGGCAAACACGCCCTCCACGCCATCCAATCCGAAGGCACCGCCCCCTGGGTGCTCATCGGAATGCTCCGGGCCGTCCTGGCCGATTTGGAAACCCAATGGGCCGATGCAGCGTGGATTACTGTCGACGAGGAGGATGACGACGATGACGACGAGTGACTACAAACTCGTCAAGATCACCTGGTTGGATGCTCATGCGGTCACGACCGGCTGGGAAGCGATCGCCGAGCTCGACGACGAACCATGTGTTGTCCAGTCGGTCGGCTTTTTATTGCCTGACGTGAAGGCCGGCCATCACACCATCGCCCAATCCGTGATTGACAGCAACGAAGAATGCGACCACGTGCTCTCGATTCCGTCGAAGATGATCATCAGGTTGGAGTCGGTTTCGGCTTGGCCGTTACTGCCGGTTGAACCGGCCCCCGAAAAATAGAACGCCTAACGGCACCGTTCCCACCGGCATCGCTGCCGCCGGTGGCGGCTCGTAGCGCCCCCCGCTCCACCTCCGGCGGGGGGCGCTCGCCGTTATACTGGAGACATACCCCTCAGTTCGCTTCGGCGGTCTGATTCAATCTCCGGCCTTCGGGTCGGAGATTTTGTTTTTTCTTGATTTGGGGTTGACGATGTCCTAACTATGTCCTAAGATAACTGACATGACAACGAACACCGCCCACAAGGAAACCTACAAGACCATGAGTGCCGACCGCCTCCGGGAGGTTTACTGGCACTGGCGTCAGGCCGAGCACACCGGCTTCCAGATGCGCTACGCCAAAGGAATGCGGAACATTCAGGACCGCCTTGAAATGATCGAGCGCATTGCCGACAAGCGTGGCATCAGCCTGAAGCAGGTGGCCGGATGAAGGTCAACGGCCGCCACATCGAACCCGGCACCGAGCTCTCCATCCACGGAGAGACTGGCCGATTCGTATTCCGCTGGATGACTGGCGATCACCTCACCTGTTGGGGTGGCCGTCAGGGCCACGAAAAGTTCCGCACCTTCGCTGTCGACAAGGTGAAGCGGGTGCACTCGAAGCCGAAGATGCGGGGTGCCGAATGATGACGCTGTTTTGGGTCGGATCGTTGATCATCTATGCGGCAGTATTTGTCTATGTCGTTTGGATGCCCGAAATTGACCGTGCGTACAAGGGTTTTTGGTTGCGTCGAGAAATGCAAGAGCGATGCCCGACCTGCAACATCAAGACGTTCCAGGCTAAGAATTGTGTGAGCTGTGATCAGAAAGCAGGTTTGCGATGACTGACGACATCTTGAGCCGACTATGGCAGTACACGCCAGAAGCGCCAAATGCCCCAATGGAGACACGGTTGCTTCTCAACGATGCCGCCAATGAAATTTCACGCCTACGAGGCGCAATTGACTTAGTAATTCAAGCCATTGAAAATGAGGGTCCAGTACCGAAATACCATCGTGAATTGATGGGTTTTCATGTTCGTGAATGGCCGACATTGTGGAGAGCTATTTACAATTTGAAGAAGGTTCGCAATGGGTAAGTCTGTTGCCTGTGATCGTTGCGAAGCCGTCCACCCCGGCTTCTGCCCCCGATGCCGATACCTGATGGACAACATGGCCCGATGGCACGCCGTCGCCCTCCTCGAGCACCAGCAGCACTGCACCCGCCGAGGGAACTGTGACACCCACGTTGAAGCGGTCTACAACGAGCTCTTGGGAGCCGAGAAGTGAACCGGCCGGTCACCGCCGAATGTGGCACCCTGAGCGCCCACAAACGCCATCAGCGTCACGGTGAACCGCCGTGCGACAAATGTCGTGCAGCGTTCGCCGCATATCAACGAATGCGTTACGCCGCCCGTAAAGCACCAGCCTACGACCCGTTTTCCTGAGGGTCGTTGACGAACCGCCCTAACAAGGAGAAACTGTTACTATGCCGTCCAGTAATACCGCCTACCGATGCCTTGCGTGCAACCTCACATTCTTGAGGATCACGGACTATCAGAATCCCGCATCGCATCGGTGCATCATCCAACGCCACCCGTCAGCCCGAAACCAGCAGGTGCCCAAGTGAGCGCCCCCGACTGGTTTCTCGATATGCCGATCATCTCCGCCGGGCCCACGCTCGGCTTCACGATCGGCATCTTCTGGTTCGTCCGTCAACTGTGGCGTGCGATCCAGTTGGAGGCTGCGGAGGCCGAGAGACTGGAGAACCAGTGAAACGACCTATCAGTAACATTCTTGTTGCTATCACCAGTGTCACCATTCTTGGGACAGGCTTGATTGCCAGTGCCAAGGCTCCCGAAACCGACCCGACCCGACCCACCATCACCCGATACGCCACCGACCTGACCACCACCACAACATCAACCACGACAACAACGACCGCCCCGCCTCCCCCGCCGTCCACCCTCCCGGCCCTCACCTTCGAGCCACGTTGCCCGAACCTGATCGGGCCCGCCCGTTTCGCCGGATTCCCCGAACACGAGCTCGAGCACCTCGACTACCTCGCCTGGCGTGAATCCCGCTGCGACATCGACCACGGCACCGGCCAGCCACGATGCGCCCACAACCCAGATGACCCCGCCGGCGGCTCGTTCGGCCCGTGGCAGATCAACGCCTCCTGGGCCAAAACAAACCGTTACAACCCGCACCCCGCCGGATACCTCGGCAACCTTGGCATTCTTGACGAAGTTGGCCACCTGTGCGACTGGAACACCAACGCCCTCGCCGCCAAAGCCCTCTACGATTACTCCATTGACCGCCACGGCTACGACAAGCGTTGGTGGCAGTGGAAGGTGTGACACACCCATTTGGAATGATCTGACCCAACCCAACCCAGAAAGAGAAACCGCCCATGACAGACTTCAACCGTGACCGCTGGGGACGCCCACTCATCCTCCCGCTGGATGGTGGCAAACCCGTCCCCTACACCCGATTCAGTTCTCACGGCCAATGCCTCGAAGACCGCTTCGGCCTAGAGAAATGGAAGATCAGGACCGCCGGTAAAGGACTCGCTTCTCGGCCTGATCTGTTTGCTCAGGTGGCCGCCTGCCCGCCCGACGACTCCCGCCGCCTCGACTCCCTCATGGAAGCCGCCCTGGAGGCTGGTGGGTCGTCGGTCGGTGCAGGACTCGGCACCGCCCTCCACGAATTCACCCAAAACTTTGACCTCGGCGTATACGGGCTCGACGACATCCCCGAACCCTGGCGCCACGACGTAGAAGCCTACGCCGACACCCTCGAACGGTTCGGCCTCGTCATTGATCGAGAGCTGATTGAAGTCGCCCTCGTCAACGACGAACTGAAGTTGGCCGGGACCGCCGACAGGTTCTACGAACGAGCCGACGGCACCCTCGTCTGCGCCGACATCAAGACTGGCAAACAGATCGGCGACAACCCGCTCGCCTACATTGTCCAACTAGCGGCCTACGCCAACTCGATGCGCTACGACATTGAAACCGGCACCCGAGAAACAGTCGGCCCCGTGGACCTCGAGCACGGCATCCTCGTCCATCTGCCCTCCGGCCAAGCCCGCTGCGACATCTACCAAGTCGACCTTAGGGAAGGTTTGGAGATTGCGAAATTGGCTTCTTGTGTGCGTACACAGCAGAAGCGTCGTGGGCTAGTGTCCAAGGTTGAGCCGACGGACGGCACACTAGAGGCTCCGGTTGCCGGATCAGCCGCCTTACCCCCTGAGGATGCTGATCCGGCACCAAGCCGCCGTGAGTGGATCGCCACCCGCATCGACATCATCCGACAGCACCACGAAGCGTTTGAGTCGCTCCGAACCTTGTGGCCGCCCGACATCGCCACCCTCAAACAGTCCGACACTCACAGCGAAGTCGAGCTCGCTGTCATCGCCGATCTGTTGGACCGCATTGAAGCGCTCTACGGCCTCCCGTTCGGCGACCCGGCACCGAGCACCCCGGCCGAGCCGGAGAAGCCCGCAGAAGCGCCCACAAAGCCCGCTGAACCGATCATCGACGAAGGGCCCGACGCCGACAAAACCAACATCGCCGATCTCCGTCGCATCCTCGCCGAACTGCCGGAGGAGCAGAAGGCGTGGATTCAGGCGCAGACGAAGCGGGCCAACAGTGCGGGCCATCCGATCAGCCTGAAACAACTGCCGAGCCTGCGTCGGTATCACATCGCTCAGTTCCTTGTCGCCGCTTCGACGTTCAGTGACGACGATCTACTGCGTGCGGTACTTCGATACTTTACGACTCAGCCCCTAGACAGCGGGAAAGCAATCGGCTACGTTCTCGGCACCATCCCGACCGCCGACCTCGCCGCCCGCATGGCGGCCATCACACTCGCCATCAACGCCGGAGACATCATCTTCGGCTACGACGACGACGGAACACCCAGCCTCACCGGCCCGGTGCACCGCTACCAACCCAACCCAACCTGACCTTTAAGGAGGCCACAATGTCCATTTGGGACGACCCATCAATCCGCACCGGCGGCGACTACATCAAATTCGAGTCACCCGGCGACAACGTCAACGGCACCGTCACCTTCGTCGGCATTCACACCTTCGAAGACGGCAAACGAGCCGCCAAACTCATCATCAACACCGCCGACGGCGAAAAGACACTCACCGCCGGCCAAGTCCAGTTGGCATCTAAGCTTGCTGAGGCCCGCCCCGAAGCCGGTGACCACATCGACATCACCTACGTCCGCTCCGAAAAGCGGGCCGGTGGCAAAACCCTCAAGCACTTCGCTGTCGAAGTGAAGAAGGGTGCCCCGAAGTCTGCCGACGACTTTTAGTCGGCGGTCCGGCGCCTGGAAGCACACCCTCCGACTCCCCCTGGGTGGCGACGTTCGAATCGTCGGCCGGACACCATGAAGAAAACTGACCTCCAAGCCATCCGTAACGTCTTCCGTTATGTCTCCACCGCCGACCCCACAATCCAAGCCGAGGTGCTACGCCTCGATGCCCTGATCGCCCAACAGTTACAACCAAAGGAGAAAAAAACACATGAGTGAAACCGAAGTCGGCTACTGGCAAGCCATCGTCGATGATCAGCGGGTAGCGGCCGAACGCAAAGATGAAGCCCTCGCCGAAGCTCGAGCAGAAATCGCCCGGCTCCGTGAAATCGTTGCTGCTGCCGCCGTCTACGTCACCCACCTCAACAACGGCGCCTCGAGCACCGACATCACCAACGCTTTCAACCAGTTGCATCAGAAAGTGACCGGCTACCTCGAAGCGAAGATGCCGTGAGATACGCCGTGACCGCCCTCATCCTCCTCGGCATCTCCAACCTGATCGCCATCGGCCTCTACCACCGGCAGCGCCAAGAAGTCCGACGGCTACGCCGATACTTCCGCATCACACTCCACACAGAAACCCGAGCCAACCAATGAGCCTCGCCATCGCCCTCCTCGGCGGCCTCACCGTCGGATTCCTCCTCGGATCACT